CACCTTTAACCTGCTTGGTGTATGCCATAGCTCGTGCTAGTGCCTTGGTGTAACGTGCTGAAAGCGAATCATACAGGTTGTCCTCAATGGCCTCTTCGGTCAGTGAGAATCCCATAGCGATTGTTTCATTCACGTATCGGGCTGTGTAAGTCTCTTGTGCATTGTCATATTGAATAGCGGAACCCTCGTTTTTAACGGGGGCAGCTCCAAAACCTGACAATTTTACTTCTTCTTCAAAGGAACGATCAGAACTCTCTGTTTCAAAGATTTCTTTAGTCTCTTCTCCGTATCGTGCGTACTCAAGTCCAAACAAGGCGTTCAAACCCGGTAATAGCTCCTTGAGGAGTTGTGCTCTTGAAATAGCCATAAGTCAATGCTCCTTAAGCAGTGCCGGTGTTGCTGGTGTATGAGTGCGATCCGGGGTTAAATTTAACCACCACATCAGTGAAAGCATCACCTACTGTACTACCCGGAGCGTCGATAAAATCAACGACTCTAAAAGCAATACCTGTAGTTGCTGCGGTTGTTGCATCCAATGCTACATTCGAGTTACCAGTAGCAGTGCTACCTGTAGTGCCCGATTGCACATTAGATAAAGGCGCGTTCATGCCCAGTGTGGCTTGCGCCATTGTGTTATCACCTTGTACTTGGAAAGCAACATTAGGGTCATCCACAATAAATGCTAGCGCATCACCAGCCACTTGACCAGCAGGCCAGAATTGGCGGTTAACAAATCCCATAACGGCATCTGTATATGAACAGCCCATGAACACGCCAATAGTACCAGCGGGAAATGGGTCTGCTGCGGAACCTACATCCGTCATTAACTGGATAGTGCCATTAGCAGCGATTACGACAACAGAGCCGTAAAAGATGTTGGTAGCAAAACCTGACGCTATAGGGAGTTTGCGGGTGGCCCCTGCATAAGGGAGTCCACTCACCTCGTTTATAGGCCGTAGCCCATAAGGGGTAGCTGTAGTAGCCATTTAAATCTCCTAGAATTATCCTTTACCGAAAGTAACCTTAGAACTCCGCTCATTGAAGAGTGGCATTCTAGGATCGTTCTCTCGCATTAAGTTGTTGTCCACGGAACGTATCTGAGCCTCATTAGTATCTTTATAATACTGGCTCCGCTCTTGAACAAGTTCTACTGGAGCCTTACACAGCATTAAACCGCCCATCACTACATTGTCCTTGAAGCGTTCGTTCTCAATGCTTACAAGTTCAATTTCAGGGTGATCTGTAGCCTTTACAGGTGTCCAGCCTTCTCGTAATTTTGAAGAAACATTAGTTGGATCAGGCTGACCGTTAGTGGCAACGCGAACCCAGTGAAAAGTATACCCATCTTGCGGCGTGGGGTTAGGCAGTACTTCAGCCCTTGTCCATGCTTTCTTACGAGTTTTTTTCGCTGTCGTGTCCAGTTCTCTATCTAGTCTATTCTCAGCCATTAGTCTTGTTTCCTCATTAATACCGCAGCTTGTTTAGCGTAATCTTCTAGGGAAACGCCTAGTCGTTTCGCAAGAGCTACTTGTGTTTGCGATAATGTCACCTTTCGGGGTGACGTGCTCCGCGTAGCGGGTGCAACCACATTGCTCGATTTTTTCTTTCTTTCTGCCGGTTCATCCTCGATGTCTTCATCGAACTGCTCTGGAAATACCTGACGCATGCGAGAATCAATCTTCTCGTAGTATTCTTCTGATCGAGGGTCAGCCCCTCCTTTTGTTAATTTTGTATGTAGTCCTAGCGCAAAAGCCGTCATTTCGTCATCAGCACCGAACCAAGAATTGTTATCTGCCCAAGCAATAGCTTTGGGGTCGCGTTGGACGGCGGGGGCGGTTTTACGTGATTCTTCCGCATTACTAGGGGTTTGTAAAGTAGTTTCCTCGCGTAGCTTAAGGTTCTCTACTTTATCAGCCCTTATCTGCGCTGAATTTAACGCCGCTTGTGCCTCGACCATTTCTTCTGACTGGCCTCCCTCATAAGCTTGCGTATATTGTTTCTTAGCCATAGCAAGTTCAGTTTTAACTTGCTGTTTTGCCGACTCTACAAGAGTATTATGACTTTTATCTACTGAGCCTTTAAGCGTTTTATTTTCGTCAACTAACTGTTTAGTATAGCGTTCAAGTTCTTCCCGCTCTCGTTCAGCTGTTTCCTTAGCCCTACGCTCGTCATGGTACCCCTTGCTAAAGTGCTGTATCCGCTTCTTTACTTTGTCTGAGTAGTTCTCTAACTCGTCATTAGTAATTTCTTCTGGCGGGTCTGAAGCCTTACGGTTCCTGTCGGCTTTGGGTGTGTCATCCACTACCTCAATTTCAACTTCCCCTTTAGGTGCTTTTTCGCCCACTTGTTCGCGGCCAACAGCCCCTTCCACTTCTAGGACAAACTCCGTTTCGTTACCCTCCACTTCTATTTCCGTACCGCCCTCTTCTACTTTATCAGGGTCTGGAAATTTATATTCCACTTGTTCCATTGGCATAATTTATCCCTCAGTTTGCGCGAGTAATTGCACTCGGATCATTAACAACCGCTTCAATTGAATCGTCATTCATCAGACGATACTCCTGAGCACCCACTTTAAAACGTGTACCCGTATTGGCTCGAAACATTACAAAGTCTCCGGTTTTACACCAAGGACCAGTAGGGAATCGTTCCTTATCCGAGTACGCTTGCTCCCCCATATCTAGCACAACCCCTATCGTAGATAAGATGTACTCCTCATGGAGAGTTTTAGCTGCTTTCACAATACCGCCTGAAAACGTCTCTTCTATGTTCGGAAGGGCTATCAACACTCTATATCCAACAGGTTTAGGAATAAGCGCTTCCATTTCCTCTTGGGATACTTCCCGTGTTAGCTCCTCCGTTTCTATCTTCTCTTGGCGCTTCATCTCTAAAGCTGTCATTTCAGTCATCGTTGTCTTCCATATAGTTACGCGAAAGGTCATTTACTTCTCGTAGCGCAGTGTCCAGACCTCGAATAACACCACACACTTCCTTGTATCCGGCAAAGTCTTTAGCTCCACCTGAATTTAAAAATTCTTCGCTAGCTCTTTTATGGGCCGTAAGTTTGTCGTTCAGCACGTCAAAGACGGTTTTAGCCATTACTTGCTACCTCTTATTTAGCTTTCTTTTGTGCCGTAGCAGACAAGTCTTTTAAATGAAATAACCTCACACTGCCTTTAGTATGAGCTTTCCCACTGTGCAAAGTGCCGTCCGACATCTTGTGTGAATTACCTGTAAACAAAGTTCCGTTTCTTTTGTAATGTTTAGCACCTTCCATATTATCTATCCTCTCGGTTATCGCGGAACGCCTCGTCCCTATCTCGCTGGGCTTCGGCTTGTGTTTTCCGTTCTTCTCCTACAGCCTTAGTCGCATCTATAATTGCTTTGGCTTCTGCCAAGTCGTTTTTCGCCTGCGCTTGCTCGTTCTGAGAAGCTATACGTTGGGCCTCCAGAACCGCTGTGGTTTGGGCTTTCTGTTGATCTAGCTCAAGTCGTTTTTGATCTAACGCCAAGTCTGCGGCATCTTTCGTAGCCTTACGCTCTTGATCATCTACTTTAAGCTCTAATTCAGCTTGCTGCATTTGCACTAATGGGTCTTGAGCAATTTGCTGCGCTTGTTGTTGAGCCGCTTGTGCCTGCTTGTCTTGGCTAAGTTGTATAGCTGCTTTGGCTTGCAGTGATGCAATAGAGTTTGCTAACACCGGATCAAACTCTTCACTCGGCGGTGGTAACGCTGCTCCTAGGCTTGTCTCTATTTGCTGACGGTATAGGAAGGACATGTGCTCCGCTAAGTGGGCCTGTAGTGACCCCACAATCTGGTTAGCCATAGGGTTTTGTCCTATAAAGGCCGCCATCTGCGGGTCTTTCAGAAACGCTTCGTGAGTAGTGATATGTGCTTGGTGGTCTTGTGTAATAAAAGCAGATAAAGGCACCCCCGTTAAAGCGTTCATATTCTCACTTACTGGGTCTATTGGTACGGAATCTTCTTCAGTTGGGACTAATATATCCGCATTCTTAATTCCTATGACCTCGATCATCTGACGATGAAGTTCAGGTAGGTCATATATGTCTGGGGCAGCCTGCGCCATCTGCATAACAGTCTGATACTGCACAACGCGTTGTGCCATCGTACTGCTATTAGGATCACTGACGGGAATCACTTCCACCGTGGCATAGTCATCTTGACGAGCACGTTGCTCACCACGGTCAGGCATGTACGTGTACTCTACAGGGGCGTACTCAGACATAATGGCCCGAAGCAACTTAAATTCCTGCTTCATGGCGTAGTGAACACGGGATTGCACCGCTGCCATTGGCTTTAAAGTACGCTCAAGTAGAGCTAATGTGGTACCGACAGGTGCATTTGCACTCATATCGGAAATGTTCATGTCTGATATAGCGCCTAATCTACGGCCTTCCTCAGTGATCTTGTCCAATAGAGCCAATAGTGTCTGACTAGGCTCTTTATAGGGTAATGGTAGGATATTCTCGCGTATTGACCCACTAGGTACGTCCACATCACGGAATTCACCCGGTCCGATGGGCGTATCGTCGCCCTTAACCCGCAATCCGCGAGACTTTAAGCCACCCGGTAGGTTAGAAAGCGTACCCGCGTCAACTAATTGACGGATAATAGAGGTTCCTGCGCGTGCATAGCCCCCAATAATGTGGATTAGCCCTAGTCCATAGAAGCCAAACCCCGGAACGTAGACATAATGGACAAAATGTTGACGCTTTAGTTTCAACGGATCGTCAGGATTCCAGTTTCTACGCACAGCCAGCACTGTTCCAGTGCCTTGTTCTATAGTCACTACATAAGGTAGGGCTATTTGTAGCTCTTCGCCCTCCTTTCTGTCCTCTCCACGGGCTAATCCCATGCCACGGGGACGTTCTCGCTCTGGCTGGTCTATTTCATCAAGGATTAAATCGGCGTGAACCTCGTATAAGGTATAGCGGTTATCATCCGTTACGGAGAAACCACTCTCTTTAGCCTTCTGCTCTTCAATATCGGTAGTAAAAGTAACAGGTTCGCCTAGTTCTACGTTCCTGTAGAACCCTGCGTCTTGCAGTTTAGTCACATCGTTCTTAGTTTTACGCATAATGTGCGTAACACGCTCTGCGGTTTCTAAGTTAGATGCCCCGTAAGGTACAACCATGTCCTCGGCAGGTATGTATAAGGCTACCTGACGGCCTAAATTGGGGTCGTAATACACTTTTTTGAAGGCTGAACCGGCTAAACCTAGGCTGTAGAGCATACGCTCGTGCTCTGGCCTGTACTCAGACATCACGTCTGTCAGCTCGTAGTTCATGTCTGTTTGAACACGCAGGGCTGCGTCTTCTTTTTCCCGCGTTATCTCACCTAGAATCTGTGTTTTAACGGGGCCAGCCGCTGGGAATGTCTCGCTCATAGCTTCAGCTTGAAAACGAATGGCCGCTTCTGCTAGGACTGTGCTATATACGCCGCAGGCATCTTGCCACGGCTCGGTGCGGCTTTCGTAATTAAAGCCAAGGACTTGCATTCCTTTAACAAAAGTAGCTGTCCACTCTCTACGACTCTGGGTATCTGCTTCTACTTCAGCAACTAATTCTGAAGACAACTCAATAAGCTGCCCATCATCCATATACTCAGCTAAATTAGCGTCAAACGGAGCGTTTTCAATATCGTCGTCCACGCTATCCGCTATGAGAGTTATCTCTACCCCACCATCTTCTAGCACGTTTATTTCGGGCGCTTCGATCTCTATCTCTAAGGCTTCGTCTAGCCCAACTCCTTCCATGCCTTCCGGCATACTGTATAAACTACGCTCGATTGCCATTACTTAATCCTCAGTTGCGGCCCATTTGTCGAGAGGGCACTGTTGTTTCATTATCCATACTTTAGCTGGCATAAAACACCCACACTCTTTGCAAACTTGCACTGCTTTGATAAGCCGAGGACACTCGTTACAAGTTGCTAGCCTATCGACTACTGTTTTTTGGTTACTACCTAGCTCAACTTCCACTTAGTAGTACCCCCCGCCACGATGTCCTTTAAAGAATATCTGATCTTCTGGCTCATCTGTGGGAAGTGTTATAAACCCCCCTTGCCGGAATCTCATTAATGCCATTACAGTGGAGTCAACTAAGTCATCATGAGACATAAAAGGAAACCCCGCAACTTCTTCAACTAACTCCTCAGCCCAACGTGTTTGAGGAACCCACACTAAACCAGAACTTATAATGTCGGCTACAGAGTTTAAACGTGCTGTCTTATCACCACTACCTCGGTGCGGAGTATACTCTTGCACCATCATCCCTGTCCTACGCAATTCTTGGTAGAGTGGTGTCCCGTTACTTTTCTTCTCCACAATAAACGCATCAGGTTGCCACTCATCATATTCTTGTTGGGCTAACTTTTTAAGCTCTGGGAACTCCACACGTTTCTTAATTGAGTTGAGAAGAATAATACAATAGCAATTCTCTTCTTCATTATTAAACACTCCCCATGTAGTTAGGGCTGTGTAGTCTGCACGGTTATGAGATTCAGCTGCCGCATCCAGTGACATGATTAAGTATTCGCATTCGGGTGGCTTCTCTTTAGTCCACTCATTCCACCACTCCCGTTTTACTATTGCCGCCTCTTCAGCAGTGGGATTCTGCTGGTACTGCGCGTTCCATTGAAACAACGGCATTGAGGCTTTGGTCTGCTGTAGAGCACGTAGGTTAAAGAACTCAGGCCATAGTGGTTTTTCTACAATTCCCGTTGGGTTCTCTTCTGTTTTATCCTCAGTCATTACCTCCAACAATGCTGGAAACTCTACAATTTCATATTGGTCAGCTTGATCGTTTTGTGACATGTCCCGAACTACCCGCCCGGTCAAGTCATCCATGTGCCACCGTGTCTGTACAATAGCCACTCGACCACCGGGCATCAAGCGGGTACGCGCTCCGAACGTAAACCACTCGTAGGCTTTATCAAAAACATCAAAGTTCCCACTAAGTACGTCTTGTTCTGAATGGGGGTCATCAACCAACAACAAGTGGGCACCACGCCCCGCAATCGAAGAACCTATCCCACAAGCGTAGTACTCTCCGCCCATACTTGTGTTCCATCGCCCCGCTGACTTACTGTCTATCGCCAGAGACACATTCGGAAAAACCGACTTGTAGTTGTTTGTCCCAATTAAATTTCGCACCTTACGCCCAAAATCCACAGCTAAGTCCGTGGTATGAGACACCATCATTACTTTTTTATCTGGGTTTCTACCCAAAAACCATGCGGGGAAGTATATGGAAACTAACTGGGATTTGCCGTGGCGCGGAGGTATATTGACGCAAACCCTGTCTTTCCCTGTCTCCGATACTTCTTCCCCGCTCTGGTCATACTCTTTGCCCTGCTCGATCTCCATCAGGAGGTCTGCAAGAATTCTGTGGTGTTTACCTACTATATAGTCTGGCTGCATGAGTTTGCAGAACTCAATCAAATCTCTATGAGCAGCTTCTGCACGTTGTCTTGTCGTTAGCTCATTTACTATCTTATAAACTTCTTCCTGCTCTTCAATAGTGTAGCTATCAAGATTCTTAAGTAGTAGGTCAATCTCCTCGGCGGAAAAATCAGCAGCCGGAGGATTTACATTCAGATCAGTATTAGTAGCAGGGCTAGGCATCTGCTACTTCGTAGACCCCATCCGCATTTTGTTTCAACACTTCTAGTTTCTTTCTTAGCTTTTCGCGTAACTCATCAGCATTCTGGTGCGTTACGGTGATCTCTTTGCGTTCGGTGAACAGGCCCACATCCGTCATCTTCCCCAGACTAATTAGTGCCTGCATACGAATTCGGGCTTCGGGGTTTTCAGTCTCTAGGATGAGTTTGTTAACTACAGTGTTGCGTATCTCTGCCGCGTGGGTAGCGATGAGCTGTCCGAACTCTTTAAGAATACTGTCGGTTTGCACTAGAGATGCGGGGGTCATTGCGGAAACGCGGCTGTTAGTTACCGCTTTAGAAGTTTTCTCTACGTCTTGCGCGTAAGAAGTAAGTAGTCGGGCAGCTACATCGTTGTCTTCATCAGAAGGTTCAACTACTAACCCGTGGGTTTCTAATTCTTTGATGGTATTGCACGCCGCTTCTGCACGCGCACGCAAATCCATATAGGACGAGTGTTCAGGAATCTCGATGCCAAACTCAGGATCAATAGCTAATGCCATTTGAAGCTGTACCTTTACGCAGACTTTTATGTCGTTTTGTGAATTATAGTGACAAAAAATATTTTTGCAACCACATGTTGGGACTCCAAGGGGGGCCTATGTCTATATATAGGGGGGTGG